AAAGTAGACAATTCTATAACTAGAGATGACCTTATAAAGGTATCTTCAGCAATAAACAAGCTGGATAAAGTAGCTGGTTTTACTAAACACTACGGTCGTAACTTACCAGATCCTGTAGAAACTATTTTTAACACCAAGACAGCTATGCAGCCTTCCCTAAACTTAGGTGGTAAGGATATACCTCTCGAAAAACTAATGGCTGTACCTCCTGCGGCTTACGGAGACATACTGGGTTCTGATATAGTAGACGAGATAACAGAAGGGGGGGAGATAGCCCCTGATAAGCTTAGTGCTATACTAGACACCTTGCCTAAGGATATGAAAGATTCTCTAGTTAAGGAGTTAAACCTATAATGCAATCCATAGCCTCTAAACTATCTAAAGAAGCAGCAGTGAGCCTACTAAAAGACCCAGGCCTGGTACCGCTATCCTGCTTAGTAGCAGCTTGCGATGCTCTAACAGGAGGGGCTTGTTTTGTGTGGGAGATAGATACTACCCTAGATGAGTTAGAGGATGAGAATAGTCTACCTAGCGCTGAAGCTAGGGATAGGCTACTGGCAGGGATAGCTTGTTTAGCTAACCCAGCACATCTATGGGAAGCAGGGGCTTTTATGGCTGTAGCTCAAACTATTAACGGTAGTCTAGCAGTTCCTGAGATATGGGAACCTCTTAGTCCCGCGCAGATAACCTATGCTATAAACGAGCTTAACTATTTAAATAGCTTATACAATAACGTATCTACAATAGAGCCTCTATATGGGGAAGACCCCAAGATTTACATGGCAGGGTGTTTATTTGATCACGGATTCCCTGAGTGTCCCGAAGAACTGAGCTTATGCGCAGATCAACTTGAGAGGTTCTATGATAAATCAGTTGAACTATCAGAGCTAGTGGGTAATCCCGTAACTAAGCGTAAATTGGACGAAGTAACTTCTTATGTTAAGAGCATGGTATCTATCAGAGCTAAAAAAATGAGCCTGCTAAAAACAGACCCATCTTCCTAGGCCCCTACCAACTTTAAATTCTTACCTAGTTAAGGCAGTGACTAACTACAGGGAAGATTTTTGTCTTCCAGAGGTTGTTCGGTTTAAGAGCCGAGATCAACATCTTGTAATAATTGTCTGTGCCATCGTTGCGCGACCACAGCTCGGTACACATCTTTACCTTAACGTCGTCGTCGATGTGTGCCCAGAATCTACATAGGTTGCTAACTATATGCTGAGGATCAGGCTTAGTACCGTAGATATATAACATCGTCGATGTCACTACTCTGGTGATCAAGTCCTTTCGACCTGCTGCCTCAATTCTCTTGAGAGTACTGGCAGTAGTAGCCCAGTCATTAAGAACCGTCTCAGGTGGCAGCTTGAACTCGCTATCCTGAGTGAAGTTCACGAAGTCACTTGCTGTTTGGTAACCTACATAAGTACTGATAGCCACAGGGTTAAGTAAGTCATCGTTAACCTGTAGGAACCGACTTACTTTTTCCCAGCTAGCTGGGGTGGCATAGATTTTACCAGCCGCCCTAGCCTTTTCGTCTAACAGCTTCTCCAGATTAGAGCTCACATAGTCTATAACCCACTTGTGGTACTCTTTTTCTCTAGCATATGCTAACCAGCCTGACACGTCTGTGGTAACCTCCATATGGCACAGACGTCTACGCCACGCAGGATCGTTTAAGATATCATTTACCTGATACGACCCATTGTCGGGGTTACAGGCTGCCATGATATAGCAGTCTTCAGGTAGGTCTACCCCATAGATACTACGTTCACTAATAAAGTTAAACAGGCCAGACGCCGTTTCTGCGTCCTGGTATCGGGTGATCTCGTCAAAGAACACAAGGCTAGGCTTACCAGCTTTCTGCGCTTCAAAGATCTTTTTAGTCCAAGGAGGCAGCAGCATTTGAAAGAATTGCTTATCCTGTGGGTCTCGATAAGGAATACCGAAATCAGCGGCCTGCATGTGAGATACCGTATTCGCTACCAGTACCGCCCTGAGGGCATCCGCTATCTGCCCTGCGCCCGCTGTTTTACCAATACCAGCTTCTCCGTGCCAACATACTACGCCTCCGGCCTTAAGTATAGGCAGGGTTACTTTGTGGCTATCTGAAATGCTAACTCGGCTTATACCGATTGTATCGGCATAATTTTTCTGTGTATTATTACTCATATGATGTTTATTTCCTAAGGTGTAAAAAATGGATGATTTATCCTGTGATCGGAAAACTCTAGCTGAGGCCACCCTAATGTTGGATGGCGAACAGTTCTCTTTAAATGACTATCCGTTCTATAACTCCCTGTATAAAGGAGAATGGCCTAGCACACTGTTAATGTGTGGCCGTCAGGTCGGTAAGTCTGTTTCTGCAGCTGCTTTTAGTGTCTGTGAGAGTATCGCAATACCTCACTTCAAGACACTATATATAGCTCCTACCCTCAAGCAGACTAGTACCTTTTCTAATACCCGCGTGTCTAAACTAGTAAGGCATAGTCCTGTAGTTAAGCAGCTTATGGGAGCAGTTACCTCGGACAATGTATTTCTTAAAGTCCTCGGTAACGGTTCAGAGCTTATTTTTAACTATGCCTCTGATGACCCCGATCGTGTCCGAGGTGTGTCTGCTGACCGTGTCATATACGACGAGGTCCAAGACATAGACTACGAGGCTGTAGTACCTGTGGTTAATGAATGCCTAGCTAACTCCAAGTTCGGATTTGTATCGTACATGGGTACTCCTAAAACTCAGGAAAACACTATACAATTCATCTGGGATAATAGCTCCCAGTCAGAGTGGTGTATAAAATGTGATTCCTGTTCCAAGTATTCTTTCTACCGTTCCTCTAAAGGTATCGGTAAAGAAGGCTTAGAGTGCCTCCACTGCTCCAAATATGTTGATCCTAGGAACGGCATATGGGTAGATATGAAGGATTCATACTACACCAAAGCATTCCACGTACCTCAAGTTATACTACCAGCTAATCGAGAGAAAATCCGTTGGGGACGTATTCTCAATAAGCTAGATACTTACTCGGAGAGTAAATTTAAAAATGAGGTTATGGGAGTCAGTGACTCCGTAGGATCTCGACTGGTCTCTTTAGAAGACCTTCTCTCAGCATGTAAGCCGAGGCAATCTCCCGCAGGTTTTATCTGTGGGGGAGTCGATTGGAGTGGTGGAGGAAGCAAAGGTCTTAGTCGCACAGTTAGCTGGATCTTCTCTAGATCTCCCGGAGGAAGGTTTATCATGCACCACTACTGTATTTACAGGGACGTTAATCCAGTAGACGCAGTGGATCGCATAGCCCAAACCTTCCATGAATATGGTGTAAACCTAATAATAGGAGACGCCGGAGAAGGCGCTCTAGCCAACTCCTTACTAACTAAAAAGATGCAAGGCAAGCCTCTATATCAACTCCAGTATGGGTCTAATTCAAAACCTCTTAACTGGAACGGAGTAGACCGATACATGGCTGACCGCACTACCCTAATTGACTGCTTCTTCCTGGACGTTAAGCAAGGTCGGATACAATTCCTCGAGAAGGCACATATGCAGGAGGCCTTTGAGGATATGCTAGCTCTCTATGAGGAAGTAATGCCCTCGGGTAAGAAAGTATGGCGCCATTCCCCAAATGCCCCCGACGACTGTCTACATGCTGCTGTATTCTCATGGGTGGCTTGCAAGATACTTAGCCACGACCTTAAGTTTTATCACCAGTAGCTTTATGCTCCTCAGACTTTAGGTAGAGGTACAAGCTCCATAGGGCCGCGAGTGCCTCTTCTGCTTTGACTTTACCTAGACCATCTTCTTTGAAGTGAGGGTGATTTACCAGGGATTCCTCTACCAGCATACCACATAGGTAAGATCTATCTAATACCTCATGGAGTAGTATTTCTCTACTGTACTTACCTTGTTTATCAACTAGGGCTAACTCTCTAGTGTCTGGTTTATCATTCGACATAATATATACCTTTTATATATGTATAAAAAAACTACCTACTATCTAATATAGTACAAAGTGTATTCCGGGGACCAGAGCTCACGTAGTGAGCCTAGTTGGGAGTATGAAGTAACTTCATAGCTTTTTCAGCTACTATATTTGTTCTACACAACAATGTATTCCCGCTGGCGCCTCAGGGGCATCCCCCCCGCGCTTTGTGTAACCCAGTGAGGTAACTGATTTTCTCAGGTGCCCCCCTCGGCCCGCAGGGCCAGCTTTGGTATAGCGGTGTAACACCGCTTCTAACTTAGCTATAGAACTATGTATTTAACTCTAGTAACTACTGCCTATGATAGCACGAAGTGTGTCATCTCGTGACGCCCGCCGTCGAGGGTCTAACGCAGTTAGGCCTCGACCCTAATTCGGGAGTATGGAGTTACTCCATCTCTCCTTAAGCTACTATCTTATTCCATACAACAATGTGTTAGAGGCCTCGGGGAATTTGCAGGCAGTGCCTCCATTCTCCCTGACGTGTTACCTCAGTTTCAAGTCAACCAGCCGGCCCTACGGGCCGGATTTGGTTTGGTAGTGTAACACTACCTTTACTTAGCTATGGAACTAATACTCATTCAAAATGTTTTTCCCAGACATCCCTTCAGCAGATTTTCGCTGAAGTTGAGGGAAGTCTATGTTACACAGACCCTAGTCTCAGCAATGAGTATCTACTCTAATAGATCGAAGTGTGCTCGATATCGCGCAGCCCGGGCGCCGTGCTCGAAGAGCTGATAGGGGGCGGAGATGTAACACCTCCCTCACCTAAAGCATCTACTAAAGTAGGTAATGTCTGAGCATATAACCCAGAGCATAAACTTATAACAAATAATCAGCTATTTTTGTGTGTAGGCCTCTACACTATACTTGGCTTCACCGTACGTAGGGCCTACTTCTATATCGTAAGGTAGCTCCACCGGAACCACGGGGAACTCTCTTTGTATAAAGTCCCTAACATGCATTTTGAAGAACCCATCTAAGCTAGGTAGTAAGCTTCTGGGCATCTCAAATACAATACTGTCATGCACAGTAATCATCAACCTGCCCCGCACTTTACTCATGTGTTTACTTAACTCTATGAGAGTCCTAGTAACTATCTCAGAGGTGAATCCTTGAACCAAGTAATTTACCCCCTGTCTACCACAAGCCGATCCTATACTACCCCCCATTCTTGCTAAGGGAAACCTCCGGGCCCTGCCAGTCGGGGTGCGGAGTACTCCTTTATGGAGCACCAGGCTTTTGGTGTAAGTTATATAATCATTAATACGAGGGAACCTTTTAAAGAACATACGCATCAATGATTCCGCCTCCCGGACATGAATACTTAGCTGTGTAGCTAGCTTAGGGGCACTGATACAAAACAAGAGACCAAACACTACCGCTTTAGCGTGTTTTCTCTTAGTAACTAGAAACTCTTCCTCAGAGTTTCTCTTCACCGAGTCTATCTTCCTCGCCCTGTCTATCTCCTCGTAATCTAGTTCAAAGACTATACTAGCTACCCAACTATGCATATCTAACCCATCATTGAGAGCATTAAGCAAGGCTGGGTCTTGGGCGTACACCGTTAAACCCCTAACCTCTGCTCCCGCATAGTCCAAATCCACAACACATAATTCTTCATTCTCCTCCCATCTGTACCTATCCATTAAATAACTGTCCCACTCTGATCTACCTTCAGAGGTATCCGTAGTGGAGAAAGCCTTTTTAATATGAGTACCTGCTACCTCTGGTGGTTGATTCTGTAAGTTGGGATCAGAAGAAGATAACCTACCAGTAGCAGTACCGTTTAACCATAGGGAGCCTCTTATAAACCCATCGTAATCAGATAGAGTTATAAGGTTCTCTAAGTAGGTGGATTTGGCTTTGGCGGTATTTCTATATTCTAATATATCTAAAGCTATGGGTTGAGTTTTACCCCAAATACTCAAAGCTTCACTATCACTAGAGGTTTCACCGGAGTCCGTATACTTTACTTTGGGTAGTCCATAACCGGCCACCATTATATTAGCTACTTCTGCTGGATTATGTAGTACTATACTATTCTCTTCCCTACCTAAATCCTTAGCTATCTTCTCCACTAAATTTAGCTCTAACTCTATTTCCTTAGCGGCTTGCCTATTATACTCCTTAAGTAGATATTCCCTATCCATACGAATGCCCTCATTCTGCATATCGCACAGAATTTCAGTAAGCGGTAGGTAATGCTTATCCATGAGAGACATCATGTACCCCCTACCTTCCTTATCAGCTAGTGACTTAGGGTCTTCTTTCCAGGCCGCTTTTCTCTGCTTAATGCTAATCCTTAGGGTAAGATCTGCGTCTATAGCGGCATAAGGCATCATTACATCTGTAGTAACTTCTTCAAAAGTAGTACCTGACCTTAGGGGGTTTTTGTACTTAATATCAAATTGTACTTTATCCGATGTTTTTATGAGCGCCTTAATCGCCTTATCTACCTTCTTTATATACTTAGTTCTATTACTAAGGATTACTACTGTATCCTCAGCGGTAGACCTTACTTCTTCTGGCGTGCTTTTCTTCTTACTCATCTTTTTTAGTTTAGAAGACAAGTTCTGCAAGGTGGCTATCTCCCCCAGTAAGTCCCCCGTATATCCTACGGGGGAGTTATTCTCCACAAGACCATCCTGGAGGGAACAGGCCCTAGACACCTTGTCTTGAGTTTTAGTAGAGTCTCCGTCCTTTAGCTGTACATGTAAAGGTTTCTCGTAGCCTGCCAGGGAAGGGAAGTGGTTTAGAACAACCTGCTTCAAGCTATAGTGGCCTGCTTTGTTCTCATCTAGCATGTGCTCTGCTAACATACCATCCCACCTAGTATTGTTTACTGGGTTACTAAATATCTCCTCTAGGCCTTTACCTACTACCTCTTCTATCCTACGTACTAGCTCGGGGTTTACCTCTATGGCCTCCTTAGTTTGCCTAATTAGGGTGTACTTAGTAACCCCATAGTCGAACTTATAGTTCCACCATGTCTTAGGGTGGGGGCTTTGTAGTATTTTCCATATGTAAGGTATTATCTGCGTGAAGCCATAAGGGCTATCCTTATGGTCTATAAACAAGGCGAATGCCTTACCTGGTTCTACTGCTCCTGAAATGGCTATGGCCCTGGACCCCTCGTAGTGGGGAAATAGGGTATTAGTCTCATAGTCTAAAGCCATCATGCTAGAAGACATATCTTTACCTGGTTTTTTGTAAGCAGAGTACCTATTAGCTATGTCTATAGCCTCCTCAAGCGTAGAAGGTATTTCATACCCAGCTAGTAGAGCAGGTACATCCATAGAGTCTAATGACTCCCCTCTAACTAACTTAGTAGCTTTCTGTATATCATTTGCCGCTAAGTTAGTAAGTCCTGGCTTCTTCATTATCCCCGACAAGGCGAAAGTAACTACTATCTTTATATCTCTACCTAGGAAGTTTACGTCGAGAACACCTCCCCTAGCCTCCTTATGCTGAGATTTAATACCGAAGAAAGAAAGTGGTTTAGCCCCAAAGGCAACTATTACCTTAGCTCCGGAATTAAGGATCTGCTGAGCTCCTACACTATCTCGACATCTATCTATCAGCTTTACCTTAGACTCTAAATCACTAGCACATGTAACTGAGTACATGTACATAGCTTTATTAATAAGCCTAGAGGTGTTGCCAGATACGTCCTCCCGGGAGGCTATGTCCAACACTTCTTTTAAGATAACCCCCTCATTACCTGCTAAGGGGGATTTGGCAAAACTGGGTGGGGAGTCTAGTAGGAATACTACCTCAGCATCTAACGTCTCTCCTATAGAAGGTATTAATTTGTTTCTATATAGAGGGCAATGTATGCATTTTGCTGGCTTCATAAATTATCCCATTCATCTAGTATCTCTGATATATCATAGAAAGTCACATCACTACTTGTTATACCAGGACGCAGTATGCCTTTAATATCCCCTATCTTCTTCCTAACAGTATGGTAGCTAAGTGAGTTATCACTGGAATCACCCATTCGTTTTAACCTACCTGTTTTCTCTTTAGAAAATCTAGGTACCTTGCTAAGTATGTTTTGAAGAACATCAGGCCACATAACAACTAAGACCTTTACTACGCTTAAGGTCTTATCTGAGTTGGTTTTAGTATACTGCGTATATGCTAACCCGCAGTCTAGATCCCTCAGCTTATGTCTATCGGTTTTATCCGCTAGTATAGTCCTTATAGTAGTAGTCCTAGAGTCAGAACCAGGCCTCTTTAACTCTGCTCTAGCTGATAGTATCTGATCTAACAGATCTTTAGCGTGAGTAGAGCTTGTTATCCTATCTATCAATCCTATCTTCTTACTAACCACTCTCTTTATATAGGAGTGAGGGTCCCTACCAACCAGCTTAATTAGCGCTGAAGTTATTACTATACTATCCAACAATCGAGTGGGTACCGTAGATATACCTGCGTAAGCCGATATGGTATCTCGGACTTCTTGCTTATGGTAGTATGTTTGCAACTCTTGTATATTCTTACGTAACTCCTGAGTTCTAGAGAACATACCTAAGCTTATGTTTCTCTTAAAATGAGTTAGTGTTTCAGCCCCAAATAATTGCATGAGGTTTAAGTGCGGCTCAGGATGGTCCTCCTTACGTACAGATTCAAATTGCATGAACCTGGATATGTCAGCCTCATCCCTAAGGTACTGGATACCACAGCACCAAATCATAGATTTGATGATATACTCAGTTACCTCCTTGCTCTCAGCATTACCCCTAGTTATCTTAGCAGACGGACTAGAGGTTAGCTCTCTAATATCTATCAGTATTTCTCGAACCATCCTACTCTGGCGGTTATCTCCTGTATCTTCGAACTCATCTAGTACTAACCCTAGGCCACAACGGTTAACGTCTTTCCTAGTACCGGCCGCTGTGTAACTAGCTGGTATGTCTATTGTAGATTCTAATAAACGGAACCTAGGGTCCTTACCTCCAACTAAACCTAACAGCTTTGACTTACCCGAACCCCTTTGTCCATTTAGCATAGTATACAGGGGGTGAGGTAGACACCCTGTTACTGGGGTTAACATAATAGCTGCCGCTATGTACTCCGCGTCTTCTAACCCTCCTTTGAGTGTCCAAGAGTTGTGTATGGCACATACTAAGAAATCATAGGTCTCCTCTAGATCAACCTGTGATCCACTCTGCAACGTGTCACAGCCATCTATTATCTTGCTCCAAGGCTTCTTTACTACATCAAACGTATAGTTACCCACTTTAGGGCCGTCTAGCATGAACCAAGTTATACCGCCCTCAGTAAATCTACCTATATATACATCGTACCCATTAACTATAGCCCAACAGTCTTCTTCCTCCCCAGAACCATCCTCTGAGAAAGATAATTTCAAGTAGTGAGCACCGGCCTTCATCTCATCTAATCCCGTTATTGAAGGCAATCCCCTTATTATCCTCCCTACAGCAAACCTTAGGTACTTCTCCATCTTTGCATTTAGTTCTATAAGGTTTAGGGCTACCGTGTTCTTCCCTACTTTCCTAGAAGCTAATCGTCTAGGTATACCTACGTTGCCTTTTACCCAGTCAGCTGCTGGACCTAGTTCTGATTCTAACTTACCTAATAACTCATTTACTCTACTTACCCTCCAAGCTAAGGGAGTCTTAGTCTTTCTACTCCAGCCCCTCACTATACTTTCAGTAGAGTTAACCCCTTCTATACCTATGAATACTATCTCGTCTGCTAGAGCTTGCGTTATTCTAGACACAAAGCCCTCTTCACTATCATCTTGTCCTACAACTAGCTCCAACAATGTACCTAAGGACAGCGGCACAAATTTACTACTTTCTATACAGTACAGCCTTTGACTATCGGGATCTCTAAGGCAAGATCCGTTGGACGCTATTATACGTTTTACCTCCGCAACATCGTCCTTATCTATCTTCTCCATATCTGTTCTGGTCTGGGCAATAAGCCACTTGTGTGCTGATATGAAGTTAGCCCTCTCCGTTACAGTAGTCTGGGTAGGCAGGAGCTTATTTAAGGCTGCTATCCAGGTGGCCCACCCATGTATAGCTATAGCTTCATGGGGGTCTTTAGCCTTTACCTCTTCTGGCCAGTCGAACACCTTACAGGATAAGCTGGTAGATTTTATAAGGGATTTAGCTATACCATCTCCCCCATGATCAGGATGATCTGCAACTATCAACAGCTTGGTTATACCGCAGGTCTTTCTAAGTAGATCGGGGCTAGATGAACCAGCTCCGCCTACACCCAGCACAATGTCATAGGTTATACCCTTCAGGTAGTTAACTAGGTGGGCTAAGGCATCAAACTCACCCTCAACTAGTACAGCAGGTAACCCTGCAGCAGAGGGTTTACCCATACTACCCATAAAGTTCTTTAATCCTAGAAATCCAATACCGTCTTCCTCTGGGTCCGGTATGAACTGCTCATCCTTCAATGCTTTGTTCTGCCGCATGAAGTCTGCTCTCACCTTAAACCTACTTATTTCTGAAGGAGCTTTGTGGTAGCAGAATACTAAAGCGCCTATGTAGTTAGGTGTTAGTACGGGCTTTGCATAGTTATATACTTCCTGAGTCCTACGTACATGCTGGTTTAGCATTACCCCTGGAGGTAATACTCCTATAGGTAGGTTCTTGAATGTATCTGCGGAAATGCCCCTAGATTCTAAGTACTTGATACAACTTTGCGCAAATAAATATTTCTGATCATCTCTATTCTCTGAGGCTTCAACCAAGGCTTTATTACAGGCGTAGAACAGTTCTTCCTTAGTAGCATGCCTGATCTCTTCTTCCGCTAGCTTCTTTTCTACTGCTTTAGGGAAAGTCTTAACACCCTTAGACCTAAGTAGCCTAGCCGCCCCACTCCAGCTAAGTTTTCCTACTTGGCTAATAAATAACAAGGCGTTAGATTGATACTTCTGGCAACCGAAGCATTTAACAAACCCCTTATCAGGTACTATCCAACAGGAAGGCCTAGCATCTCTATGTCCTGGGAAAGGACAGTTGCCGTGTAAAGACCTACCTTTAATCTTCCAAGAATTACCCGCCCCTATCTGAGTAAGTATATCTTTCCACTGGGATAGAGATATATCCTCCCATAACTTCTTTACAGGAAGGTCTTTCACAGAGAGTCCCTCTCTTTCTCACAAAGTAGTTTGTAATTACACCAATTACATTGCCTACCTACCTTATACCCGCTAGGGTCTATGGTTTCTACCAGCTCATTTATAGTAGTGAATACAGGATTATCAGCTACAATATCTGACTTCATTACTTTTCTAGAATGCCACACCAGTTCGCCTGTGCTTGAAAAGTAAGCTGCCATGGAAACTGATTTTAAGTCGTATGCACTATGCAGTAATACCCCATATGATTCTAATTGTAGGGAGTATGTATCTATAGGCCTCTCCCTACCTGTCTTTATATCTATAGCTATGGCGTGCTTCTGACCGCCCTTCTCTATTATTATAAGTCTATCAAGTATACCTCTAAGTGCTGACCTGTTGTTCCAGAACTCTGTAGATTTTAGATCAGGCATTACGGCTAGGCGTAACTCAGCCGAATCTAGAATAACTTTATGTTTACCTTTAAAAGCGCTCATTCTGTCTTCAAATGAGGCTATTCCTCTTTTCTGACTACGTATAGTAAGTTTATTACGTCTAGTAAGAGGTACTTCTTTAAAGGCGTCCGCCTCTGCCTCATGGGAGGGTATGCCATTAACTAGGTGCTCAGCGTACTTATGTACGGCTGAGCCCATGACTAGAGGTAGGTCGTCACTAACTCTAGTCTCATCAGCGGATAACTTAGGTTTCTCAACATATTGCCAAATAAACTTTAACGGGCACTCTTTGAGTACTCCTGCTTTACTGGGGCTCCAAGGCCCAAATTCTATAGCTCCTGAGCTAAAAAAACGAGACATGGCTCGCCTCCTTCCATAGCAAGGGTTTAGTAACCTACCTGAGGGCTATTAGATGTCGAAGGGGGGCTCATCCTCGTCAGTATCTGCACTTACTTCAGCCGCAGTAACTGCTGTAGTAACTGCTGTAGTAACTTCTGTAGTAACTGCTGGCTCAACTGCTGCATTTTGGGCAGCTCTGTAAGAGAAGCTGATGTAGGGTCTAACAACTCTAGCTGAGCTGATACCTTCGTTTAACAAAGCTGCAACGTTAGCCTCGGTCAACTTAGTTTTCTCAGTGAGATCGCCTACGGCTTCTGTAAGCACCATCCCAGCTTGTTCATTGGATAGACTCACGAGTTTATCCTTTTGAGGCAACTTCTCAGTAGCTATAATAGTAACCGATTTACCAGCTAGAGCTGACTGCGGTCCGCCTGAAATGCTATTCTCAAAGATCTCTTGATCTAGAGATACTCCAGGAATAGCTGCGTTGATAAGCGCTCTAATCAACCCCAGGTTTTGTTCAATGCGCCACGATTGCTCGTTGCTCAAGGCAAAGATCTGCTTAAGACCGTCCCCTACGGCATAGCCGTCTGAGTTTGTAACGCGGTACTCAATGATAACCAGGTCCTTACCCTGCTGAGACTCACGATTTTCTACTGTCAAGATCCGCACAGTATGCTTTCCAGGGACTTTGATATAAGCTCGTTCTTCACGAGCAGGTTCTACACTTTGCATCTTTGCAAATAATTTTCTAAAATCAGCCATGTGACTTTTTATCCTTTGTTTAATAAGGCTTGCGCCTTTTCTCTTTGTAATTTACTAGGTGATCTGTGGCTTCTTGTTACCACGAAATCTCCCCTTTTAACTTCTAAACTAATTAGAATATCTCCAGGCTCAGTCCACACAGTAGACATCACTCTGTACAAAGCCTCACCTAGGTGGACATTGTTATCTGAGAATTCTATTTCTAACAACTCTAATTCATTTGATAGAGCTTCTAAAAGATATTTCAAACTGCAAGGGTTCGTGATATCTCTTAAGGGGTAACTCGAACAGTTTAAACAAGTCTTAGTGTTTGTTTTATTTGTTAACAAGTTATTGCTACTACACCCAGAGGGGTGTTCTCTGTAGACTTTCATCTTCAGAGGAACACATTCTAACTTACTACCTAATTTTCGATCGGCCGTATACAGATGCCCTGTAATCCCCTGATCAAGAGAGGAGACCACCTTGACCGATGAAGCTGACTTACTAGACATCTATTATAAAGCCCTTTCTAAAGTTGAAATACTTCCTCGCAAGGAAGAAGATTCCTTACTAAAAGAGTATCATGAAGATAGCACATTGGTGTCTCGCAAACAAGAGTTAAAGACCCGTATTTTAGAGTCCAATCTTCGCTTAGTATTCAGTATGGCTAAGACCATGTGGGATCGTAAAGACCCGGAATTACTAGGTGAATTGATAGCCAATGGTAACGTAGGTTTGGTTCTAGCCTTGGACAAGTTCAACCCTGCATATGGAACTAGGTTTTGCACCTATGCAGGACACTGGGTTATGATGACTATGCGTAAAACCTTTTCCGGTTTGGTCAGAACCCCCTCTTCTAAGCCTCAAAGCCAGTACGAAGATGATTCTTGCTTATCGGAAGGATCCTATGAGGTAGATCTGCTTGAAGACCTAGAGTCTCAACAACGTAAAGTCATAGCTCAGATATGGCTAAGATTCCTCTCCAATCGAGAGCGTTATATTATAACCAGATCTTTTAGCTTACATGATCCCGAAGCTAAGGCCAGTTCCCTACGTACTATGAGTAAAGACTTAGGTTTATCCTCTGAACGTGTAAGACAAATAAGATCTAACGCCTTAGATAAGCTAAGTCTATGGCTATCCTATCATTACCCAGAGAGCACCTAATCCTCGTCTGAGTTTTCCCCAAGCACGATAGTCTCTAAATCATTGTCATCTTTAGGATCCAGCACCCATTGTAGAACCTGGATTGCTACCTTAAGATCCAAAGCTGCGTTCTCACTAACTGCATTCTCACTATCAGCGATTAACACCAATCGAGTAGCCGCCAAACTTTGAACAGTCTCCAACAGCTCTTCGCTGGTGCGAACCGCTGTCTTGGGTGCTTTCACCGCACGCTTCTTACGATCTTGGGCTTTGATGCCTTCACCGCCTGCGGCAACGTTCTCGTTGTGCTTGGTGTCAATGAGCTCTTTAACCTCGTCCGTAGTAGGCTTAGCCTCATTCGAACCTTTAGCAGTCTCCAAGATCTCACTACGGGCATCCTCGTCTTTAACGTTAGCGATGAGCTTAGCAACGCTAATAGTGATCTCTTCCTCTTCGGCTGCCTGAATTACCTCAGGCATCTCCGCTTCTTTACTGAGTAGAGAGAGGCGGGTCTTAATGGTCTGTACGGCCAGACCAAAGTTCTTAGAACAAGTCTCTAGGGAAGTACCGCCATCCATCTGCAGCTTGATTTGACGAGCCTGTTCTATCGCAGACCAGTTCAAACGCTGGGTGTTACGGATCATAGCATCTTGGCCAAGCTCTAACTGAACTTGCTTTCGGATGTGTGCACGACACTCAGCCTGAACTTCTTCGCTAACTTCTTGGTTTAAACTAAACCAATCTTGAAAGGTATCTTCCACTATAGCATTGATACTAGGTTGTACCTCCACTCTAACTTTCGTTAGAGCTTTACCACTATCCGTAGCGACAATACCCTCATCTACCAACAAGTTGAGTACATGACAACGACGATTGCCCTCTAGTACTCTGTAGCCACTACCCTCGTCATTATCCATGACGATAGGACTCTCTAGGAGACCCTTTGCTTGGATAGATTCCTTCATGGAACTAATCTCTTCTTCAGTACCATAAAACTCACGGCTCTGAAGAATGTCTGTATCCCCAGGAGTCTTGTACTCTAGAGAATCAAGGTCTACTAACACGTAACGACGCTTGATTGCTGTCGCATCTACTGTTGGAAAATTAATGTCCATATTTATCTTTCTGCTCCTCTGCAGGTTGAAAAATGGTCGCACCACTTAGGGGCGCATACCCATTGAGTAGGGCTGGTCATAGGGAAATTACCAGCACTAATGTTTGTAGCTACCTCTCCTATCAAGTCAGTGAAATACCCTAATTCTGACTTAGTAAATGTGTATCGAGACACACCTACTTTAGGAGTTTTTGTTTTTACTACACTATCAAATCTCACACAAGAATTTTCCTGTGTGATAGCGTACATGGCTAGCTGCACGCTATTCCTACAATCAGCCTCGCTCTTAGAGCGCTTAACGACTTTTAGGTCGCATATCTCTAACTTACCTGAGCTAGCATCAATGTAGTCGATGTACCCTAGAACTGGTACGTCTCCTACCAAAGATTCGAACTTCAATTCGGATTCTACAGGCATTATGGACGTACCTACTCCCTTATACCAGGTTTTGTACAAAATTTTCGCATAATTGGTCCAGTACTCAGGTTCTTGTTCTTCTAGGTCACTTCCTTCAAAAAAAGCCCCTAAATTAGTCTCTTGATATAGCTCAGCCTCGGTTAAATCAGCTCCGCTTATTAAACCGCATAGTTTATTTTCTACTAACTTATGCACTGAAGACCCTACGGACATAGACACGGGCCTAAGTGTATCGGGTCTTTCATCTAAGACATATTGTCTATAATACTGCTGGGGGCATGACAAGTATTTGGTTATTTGTGATGCAGATAGGTATTTTCTAGGTAAAGTGTAACCCATTATCTGTCTCCTATATAGCTGAAATAGCTAAAGTTTTCTTTGTGGAACTAGCTGAGAGTACGCATTCTATATCGAAGGGGCTTATGTTCTTCGATAGGCACTCTACTACCTTGTCACAACCCACGCACTCTACTGATTTACTCATCAGGGAAGTTACGTCGATCTTTGACTGTAATAGTTTCATTGAACTGTGACTAATACTACCACGTAATACAACTACCTGTACTAGTAATTTACCTAAACCCTTAGCCCGTATACCATAGTTTCTATCCAAGGATTGAAGCCAGTGATCCAGAGACCAAGATAACTCCGCATATACCATAACAGGTGCTTTGAAAGTCACCCCAATACCCATAGATATCTGAGCTACTATTATGCCGTCACTAGACGTATTAAAGCTATCCTCTATAGTAGAGTGGCTTTTAGTAGTAGAGTCGTACCGGAATACAGGAACGTCTAATGACTTCAATTTATCCATCAACGTAACTATCACCCATTGGTGCTTGGCCCATACTATAACTTTCTTTTGAGCTTGTATATGGCTAGATACTAACTCAACCACTGAATCTAGTACCTCTGCGCTACCTACTAAACCTACGTCTCTACCTGGGTCTTTAGAAATAACTAAACAATTACTGGTGTAGGGCTGGTAGTTATTAGAGACGCACCTATCTAACTGAGGACATCCATCACACAGGGTTGGGTCTTTTCTAGACTTATAGGCAAAACCCATCGACAGCTGGGCCAACCTAGTCATCACTGTTAGGGGGTTTGGAACCTCACCTAGAGTTAAACCCCCCACAGTTATGGGCATTTTCCTAACAGTGGTATTGTATAACCTCTTAGTCTTAGGACTAGGAGGAACCTCTATTATCTGAGTAGTCCTAGTAGGGAGATCCAGACATTCATCTGCTGTCTTCCTAAGAGAAACTGACGTTACTAGATCATTTAATTCATCCAAGTTCTTGTACCCTGTAATAATGTGCTTATTATAGGGAGAGCGTATGGCATATTGGTTTATAAAGTGCCAAGAGTTAGGGACTGTGAAGTCACCCAGTACTTTTAACTGTGCCCAGAGATGTTGTGGTGATCCTAGAGAGGGCGTACCTGATAATAGAACTCTACGTTCTACAGGTTTAGAGTTAATAACCTCCAGAACAGCCTTTGTTTTGCCTGATCTAGGGGTCCTAATGCTATGTGACTCATCTAATATGGTATCTGTGAAAGGTACCTTATCTATTAGCAATTGCTTAGCTACTCTACAGGTATCGTAGGTTACTACTAAACCCGCACAGTTAGCTACCGCCAGAGCCTCAGCTATCTTCTTTTCTCTAGACTTACCCGTGGCCGTTATAGGTATTAACTGAAGGGATCCTTTAGAGTGGAAGTCCATCTCCTTAGCCCAGGTAAACTGATTTACCTTTAGGGCTATTATTAGCCATAAACTATTGGGTTTCTCGGATCTAGTATGCTGTATTAGATCACAGCCTATCTTTGTTTTACCCAACCCAGGGTCTAGGAACAAACCCATCCTGGGCATATGTATAACTAGGCTCAGGGCTTCTATCTGATGGTCGTATGGTTTTATCGGAGGGGCATATCCTTTAAGATCATAGCTAGCCATACTATTGATATCTCTAGTAACTTTAAGCTTAAGGTCATGTACTGACTTATCTTTATTGAGAGTGCTAACTGCAGACATGCTATCTATATCTTCTAGAACCCATTCTGCAAAGGGTAAGAAGCCTGGTGCAAACCAGGTATTGCCTTTCTTAGAAATACCGTATATGCTGCGCACAGCGGGTACTTCTACTGGTTGAACGTTTCTAATTAGTACTAGTGGTAACCCTGAGGAGGATTTAGCCACAGATACGTCTGCCATAGGTACCTCCTTTATTTAATATAAATGGCGATGGCGTATACTTATAACATAAAAATCTAGTATTTATAGGGAGAAGCAGATGCTTGGAAGTACATTTGAATCGCAGTCTAGTGGTACTAATGGTGTGTATGGTGATCCCATGCGCCTGTGGGCTCATTCCTTTTCATCCAGGAACTTAAAGCAGCTTTTTAGATGGACCGAATACCTGTACTACAACTCTGCCCAGATATTTGCAGGGACTAGGAAGTTTGCTGAGTACCCTATAACGGAACTAGAGTACTTATCCGATAGCGATAAAGTTACCGGACTATATAGGAAGCTATTAGAGGATATAGTGGGCGTTAAGAGAGCCCTGATTAAGTCATCTATAGATCTGCAAGTTTACGGTAATTCCTTTACCTCAGTCCATCTACCTTTTAAGAGATTCTTGAAATGTAAGAAGTGCGGATTTAAAAAATCAGCGAACAGTATGGAGTTTAAATATAACCCTAACAAAGCTGTCTTTAAACATGAGTGCGGAGACTGCGGGCACAAGGGAGAATCTACTGTAGTGGACACCTTACAGCTGTCTCCTGAGGACATAAATATAGTAAGGTGGGATCCTAAACTAATACAGGTAAACTACAACTCCGTAACTAATCAGTGTGAGTATTACCTACAGGTACCCTCTAGCCTTAAGTCTAAGGTTCAGGGTGGGGATAAGCACTTAGTGACCACTCTCCCGTTACCCTTACTAGAGACTATAGCTAACGGTGAACTTTTCAAGTTCAATAAGGATGAGTTGTTCCATATGAAAGCAGACTCCCCTGCTGGAGTAGAGAGCGGCTGGGGCTACCCCCCCTTAATAACATGTATGCCTTTGTTCTACCATGCTAGCGTACTTAGAAAGGCTAATGAATCTATAGCTTTAGAGAGAATAGTACCTATGCGGGTTATGCATCCTCAGGCTATAAGCGGTAATGCCGATCCTATACTAAGTCTATCTATGGGTAAGTTTATGTCTGAGGTGGAGGATAATATAGAAAAGTGGAGAAGAGACCCTAATCATATAATGATGAGCCCTGTAGCCGTAGGAGTATCACAGGTAGGTGGGGAAGGTAGAGCCTTAATGGTAAATGCCGAGATACAGCAAGCTGAGGATAATATAATCGCAGCTATGGGATTCCCTAAAGAATTTGTGTATGGAGGTCTTAGCTATACAGGTAGTAGTGTGACTTTACGTATGTTAGAGAATCAATTGGAGTCCTCTGTATTCCAGTTAACTCAACTACTTAGATGGGTTACTAATAAAATGGGTAGGTTCTTAGGTTGGGATACATGCCAGGTTAGCCTAGGTGACTTTAAGATGATAGACGATGTATCTCAGAAGCAGTTAGTCATGCAGCTATTCCAGATGGGAGTAGTATCCAAGACCACTGTAGCTGAGGCTCATGGTATAAATGTAGCTGAAGAGAGAGATAAGATTAAACAAGAAAACTTAGCCGACGCCAGATTCCAGAAAGAGATGGAGCTGGATATGATGGACATGCAGAAAGATATAAGCCAGCAAGCTAGGCAAATGGCTGCCGACCAACAAGGCGGCGGGGGTCTTAATTATGACCAACAAGCTGTTATAGGTCAGGCAGAGCAGGTAGCTATGCAGCTACTACAGTCTGACCCAAGCACTCGTAAATCTCAGCTAGCTAGTTTACAGGCTGAAGATTATGTGATGTACTCTGTGGTCATACAACGTATGGAACAAATGCAGCTTGATCAGAAGAACCAAGCCGTACAGCAAATGCAATCCCAGGGTGGCATGCCCCCTATGTAAGGAGTTAATCTATGAGCGGTGATCAGGATTTCATAACAACTATCTCTCAAGTGGCGGGTAATCAGGAGGGTCCTAGTCTACCCGATCCCTTCCCTAACATACCTACACCTCCAGCAGGTTTCGACCCGGAAGCTAACCCCCTAAGAACAGACTCAGTTAGCCCAGAACCACCTCCGTGGGCTAAAAAAAAGAAGAAGCAAGATTACATACCTTACGCTAGAGTGTTTGTTATAAACTCAGAGGGTAACCCTGAGTATGATAATATACTTAGGCGCGGAGCTAATGGGGAAATAGTACTAGCTAAAAAAGAAGTTGCGGACCTGAAGGGGTCGCCCGGCTTCAAGGTATATCTTGAATGGATGGAACCTGTGGGCTAAAGAATAGAGAGTGGTTGCCAACTAGCCTTGGACTTACGTCCACTATCTATTCACCCAAAACTATTTACGTTTTGGGCCGAGGTTCTTCAATAAACCTAGGACGTCAATGATCATGAAATTAAACATACTCATCTCCCTTTCCTTCTGCGATAGCCATCCCGGTTATGGGCCCGTTTGAACTTAGCAAGTTCATCTGGATTAACCCATCCCGAGTTCAGATCTAAGAAGTCACCCATGCCTCTAAGAGGCCTCATAGGTCCCGCCATTCTTAAATGGTCCGGGTCGAAATCCCTATTTCCTACATATAGGCGACCATCGTTACCCACCCCCTCAAACTCACCAGTGTAGGCTCTACCGCTGTGCGGTATAACCCTGGTTCGTTCTCCGGGACATGGGCAACGATTTCTACTAGCTACCAAATACCCAATACCCAATCCTAATAGACCAGCTAAGAGATATATTTCCGCCCCTGCGGCTAATATAAACTCCTGCTGATCTACCTGCCCTGTGTCATCCCAGCTGTATGAAACGTTGTCCTTGGCTTGCTCAACCAAGAACCTATTACAACGTATAAACATCCTACGTGGGGGGTACCACCATATATTTAAGGGCATTCTATTATTCAAAGAGTTATCTCCTCCTTACTCCTCTCCGGCCAGGGAGAAGAGTTTTTCTTTAGTTTCGACGCTAACTATTGGGTCTAAGGTCACCCGTTCTATCCACTCTTCCCTGGTGTAACCCGCTAATCCCTTCAGGGGGTACAATGGGGATACCAACTCATTTTCCCGTACGAACCAAGGAGGTAATAACCAAGGAAGATCTTTGTCAGCCTTAGTAAGGCTCTCGCTCAAGCTTAGACCTCTTCGAGAGGAAACGTCCTTAACCCAAGACATTAACTCACCCCAACGATGCTTGGCACCTTCGGCCGATAACTCTTGGATGTAACCTCTTACAGATGGCAAAGCCGTCATCAAATCGGATTTACCCGGAGGAAAAGGTCTAAGTACCAGCTGTAAAGCCTCAATCACCGCCTTGTCCGTTTTGTAACCGCGGTTCGAAGTCTCTATGCTCGTTTCCCATAAGGACCTCAATTCCTCATTCGTTGCCACGAACTCTTGCCACTTTGCCGTTCTCTCTTGTCGTTTCTTCTCCTCCTCTACTTCTTCCCATTCATCCCAAACCTCATCGAAGCAGGTTTCCAGAGATTTTAATTCCTCCTGCTCCCTACGAGCCCGTTCCTTCTGCGCTTCCGCCGCTTTCTGCAACTCTCTCGTCCTGCGGCTTTCCTGCTCTGCCTCTAGCCGCTCTGCCTGGGTAGGCTTTGAAAAACGTTCTTTATCGCGCTCCTCAAAACCGATCAAAGCGTGCCAGATCGACGAGGTGCCGACTACTGCCCCCTTCAATTTCTTACCATCTACCTCTTTACCCTCGCGCCTAACCTCTACCAAGTTAGGCTTTAGTACTATTCCAAGCATAGGGACATTGATATGCCCACCATCCTCATCAGGCAACATACTTAGGCCTTCAGGTAAATCCCCCTGGAATTTAAGGAAGCGTGCCGCCTTCTCGCACTCCTCATATGGTCTCTTGTTCCTAGCTGTTGATACTCCCACCTCGAAGGTGGAGATGGGGTCTAGCCGCTCTGAGCCCTCCGGGTGAGCCCAAGACGCCTGTACCCAAGCGACATCGCTTTTACCGGCAGCCGCTTTCTTAGAGATAACATTACCCCCTAAGATAAGCTGCGCCTGACTAACTAACTTCTGCCGACTCTCCAATGCGATTTCCGCATTTTGGTCTATCTCAACTACTAACTCGGATAACTCTCCGCACCGCCTCACTAGGAAGTCGAAGGGTTTAAAGCCCCTCGCTGCCATTAGAGCTTGAGACGCTGAAACTTGGTTCCAGCTATGGGTCGACCCGCGACCCTGGTTCTGGTTCTGGCTTCGATCCCGTCGAGTCGTTGCCGTCTGTAAATTCTTCTTTGCCATTTATATAACTCCTGTATATGGCTAGCGGTATCAAACCGCTTTTTTTAGATACTACCAACTAGCACTTACTCATGATTTGAGATCATGGTGTATAGTGCATATACTTATGACACAATTACCCCCTAATTTATGCGAGAATAACTATGGCTAATAAGGTAAGACCTTTGTTCGTAACCCCAGAGCAGCGACAAAAATTACTAAGGGAGAAAACCCTAGAGGGAGTTAAGTCTTTGTTCCCCATACTAGGTACTCACCACACCATAGAGGCTGAGGATTTTACAGTCAAAGAAAGAGGTATGAGTTTTGCCGACCACAAAAAAGCCCTATTTAAAGGAGGCTCTATCTACGAGCCTATTAAGGCCAACCTTGTAGTTAAAGACAAACAAGGTAACGTAGTGTCTCGTAAGAAAGGACACACAGTCATGCACTTACCTAGGGTGACTCACCATAATACTTTTGTAGTAAACGGAAATGAGTATGCCTTGAAGCACCAACTAAGGACAAGGCCTGGGGTGTATACACGCAAAAGAGGTAGTGATGAGCTAGAGTCTAGTTTCAACTTGGCTAAGGGTGCTAACTTCCGTCTTAGTATGAACACTAAAAAAGGTGGTATGCAGATGGAGTATGGTAGCTCTAAAATACCTATGTACCCCATACTAAAAGAGATGGGCTTACAAGATAACGACATCTCTAAGTACTGGGGTAAAGACTTAACTAATAGAAATAAAGATATGTACGGCTCTAGCTCCAATGTTAGTTCTGCAGTAGATAAACTCTATGCTAAGGTGGTGCCTAAGGCGGAACAGGGTAACCACTCCGCTAGGGCAGATAAAGCCCAGGCTATACTCAGGGCCTACGACAACACCGAACTAGACTCAGAGACTACTAAAACTACGTTGCGTAAAGGATTTTCTAAGGTAACACCTGAGGCTTTACTAACTGCTAGTAAGAAACTATTAAAGGTGTACCGGGGAGAAGAGGAAGAAGATCAGAGAGATAGTTTAGAGTTCCAAAAAGTTATGGGGCCAGAAGATATTTTTAAAGAGCGACTGCAGCTTAAGGCTAGAGAAATACAGTGGAAGGTTAGGAATAAACTAGATCTAAGTCCTAATATTAATATAAGTAAGGTTATGCCTACTACGGCTACTAGTAATGAGCTTAAACGTTTCTTGAGCTCCGCCCAACTAGCAAGTTTACCTTCTCAGATAAATCCAGTGGAAATAATGGACAGTGCTTTATCTGTAACTAGACTAGGAGAAGGAGGTATCTCTAGCGACAGAGCGGTGCCGGCTTCAGCTAGAAAGTTACATAGTTCCATGCTGGGTATTATAGATGCCTTCAGGACCCCTGAGTCAGGTAACATGGGTATTGACCAAAGGTTTACCTTAGGGGCTAGGCGGGATGAGGAGGGTAACTTATATGCTACTATGAAAAATGCTAAGACGGGTAAGTTCGAAACGGTAGCGGCTAGAGACATAGCTAGTAAAGTAGTGGCTTTCCCAAACCAGGACACTAAGTCTGGCAACGTAGATGCTATGGTTAGAGGTACAGTACGTAAGGTAAAACCTAAAGATGTGGATTATGACGTAAATAGCGTTATAGACATGAACACTATCAGTACTAATTTAGTCCCCTTACTAGATAGTACTCAGGGAAACCGTGTTATAATGGGTGCTAAGATGGTAGGTCAGGCAATGCCTCTCCTAAATAGAGAGAGGCCTCTGGTTCAGTCTGGTGCCTTCTTAGACAGAGAGGATGAAGGCTCCTCAGTAGAGAGCATTGTAGGACTTAATTCTACACACGCTATGAGGGCGTCTATGGCGGGTACAGTAAAGAGCGTTACTAAAGATAAGATAATAGTAGAAGGTAAGGGGGGAGTAATTCAAGAAGTTGAGGTACCTCATAATATGCCCTTAGCTTCCAAGACTTTTCTAGACGGTTACTCTAAGGTGAAGGTGGGAGATTCAGTAAAAAAAGACCAGCTACTTATGGATACAAACTTTACTAAGGACGGAACACTAGCTCTAGGTAGAAATCTGAAAGTAGGCTATTTAGCGTACCATGGCCTGAATTCAAATGATGCTGTAGTTATGAGTAGGGGAGCTACTGAACGAATGGCTTCTATTAACATGCATAAGTTTGTTATTGAGGATGATAGAGATACGTCTATAAGTAGTAATAAGCACTCAGCTAATTTCCCTAGAATTTTTACTAAAGATCAATATTCTAATCTAGATAAAGGTGTAGTTAAGGTTGGGGCCAAGCTAAAGATAGGTGACCCAATAGCTACTGTTCTCCGAAAAAGAACTCCTTCTGTTGAGAACAGAATATTAGGTAAGGTACATAAGTCCCTCAGGCAGGAGTATTCAGATGCTAGTGATGTATGGGATAGGAGCTCCGATGGGGAAGTAGTAGCGGTAGAGAGGGAGGGTAAGAGAACAACAGTAGTTGTTAAGAGTATCGAGAAGCTGAAGATGGGAGATAAGGTTAGTAACAGGTACGGAGGTAAAGGAGTTATCAGTAAGATAATAGATGATTCTGATATGGTTCAGGATGAGGCAGGTAAGCCCTTAGATATACTATGGAGTTCCTTAGGGGTTGTTAGTAGAATAAACCCGTCACAAGTCATAGAGACTGCCGCAGCTAAGGTGGCTGAGAAAACCGGTAAGCCTATAGCCATACCCTCTTTTAAAAAAAGGAATAATGTAAAGTGGGTTAGGGATCTTATGAAAAAGAATGGGGTTAAGGACAAGGAGACTGTGTTTGATCCTATAACTGGTAAAAAAATACCAGGTATCATGGTAGGTCCTCAATATACCTACAAACTATTTAAATCCGCAGATACTAATTATGCGGCTAGGGGTTTAGATGGCGGTTATGATCTGCATGACGCCCCTAGTAAAGGAGGTGTTACTGGGGCTAAAGGAACAGGTACCATGGAGATCAATGCTTTATTAGCCCATGACGCAAGAGATGTACTAAAGGAGAACGCTATCCTTAAGGGCACTAGGAATACGGAGTATTGGCGGGCATTTCAGTTAGGTAGACCATTACCCCCTCCTAAGTCCAGCTTTGCTTTCGATAAATTTAAAGGCATGCTAGCCGGAGCCGGTCTTAGATTTAAGAAGAAAGGTAATGACATGACCTTGTCCCCTATGACTGATAAAGAAGTTAGGGACGTATCTAATGGGGAGATACAGAACAGCCGAATGGTTCTTGCTAAGAATCTGAAGAGCGAGTCAGGGGGCTTGTTTGACATAGGCAAGACAGGGGGGGTTATAGGTAATAAATGGACACACATAGAACTTCCGGAACCTATTGTTAATCCTATATTTACAGACGCGAGTAGGCGCTTACTGGGTTTAACAGAGTCTCAGCTAGTCTCCCAAATCGCCGAGAAGGGGGGTGATCGTATAAAAACCCAGCTTAACTCTATAAACATAGATAACAAGTTAGAAGAATTACAAAAAGGAATTAAGACAAAAAAAGGTTCTGATAAGGATAACTACTACAAGCAGATAAAAGCCTTAAGTGCGTTAAAAGATACAGGCCTTAAAGCAGGTGATGCTTACACTATGAAGGCTTTTCCGGTTCTCCCTCCTAAATTAAGACCTATAGTTCCAGGGGCTAAGGGGGATTTGCTCATATCAGATATAAACCACGTATATAAAGATTTAATACTAGCCAAGGAAAAATTACAAGAGGCTAAGGACTTAGGTCTTCCAGATAAAGATGTGGGGGACATGCGTAAACACGTCGCGGAAGCTGCTGGGGCGGTCATAGGTACCAGGCCTCCAGTCTCTAGTAACCTTGCGGCTAAGCAGGTAAAGGGGATAGTTAATACTATCACAGGCACTAAAACAGGGTTTTTCAACGGTAAGGTTTTAGCCCGTAGATTAGACTTTACAGGTAGAGGTACTGCTGCTCCCGACCCCAGCTTAGGTATGGACGAAGTAGGTCTACCTGAAGAAATGATGTGGTCTATGTATGCGCCTTTCGTAGTTAAGAATTTAGTTAAGAGAGGGCATGGTGCTATACGCGCTAAAGAGCTCACGGATAATAAGTCTTCTATAGCTAGAGAGGAGTTAATGGTAGAGTCTAAGAGGAGACCTGTTATACTTAATAGAGCCCCTTCCCTACATAGGTTTAACATGATAGCTTTCAACCCTAAGCCAGTAGCAGGTAAGACTATACAGGTTAATCCCTTTATGGAGGACGGTATGAATCTGGATTATGATGGAGATGCTTTACAAGTGCATGTTCCCGTTACGGAAGGAGCTGTTAATGACAGTAAGAAAATGTTACTGTCTAACAATGTCCTAGGTGACAGGAATAAGAACACTATACTGGCTTATCCTAAACAGGAAGCTATGGCTGGGTTATTCAAAGCAACTCAATCTAAAGCTAAATCAGGGGCCCCAGTTAAAAAATTCAAAACTACTAGAGATGCATTAGCAGCTTACCGTAGAGGCGAAGTTAATACTAGTGACACCGTGGAGATTGAGAATGAGTAGTAACCTTAGAAAGGCCTACCTTTTAGGTAAGCGGCTGGCTTTTATTAAGCTATCTCAGAAAATAGAGGCTGTAGGCTCAGGTACCACAGAGGTAGATGAGCTAACTAAGAAACTAGATTCCTTGGTTAGAGACGATGCTGAAGTACGTAATACTACTGATATACTAGATAGCTCTGAGAGATCTAGTTCTGCTACTTGGGGAGATAAGATGGAACTAGAAACTAATTCTAATACGGGTATTAGTGTATGAACCATCTTAGCCCAGAGGAGAAAGCTTACGCCTTGGGAAAGGCTATTGCTCTAGAGGACTTTGAAAAGAAAGCCTTCCTGGGTAACGTATTTAATGCAGGTAAGTTCCTTTTAGGCATGGGTAACCTCGGGGCTAGGGGTAGTGGGTTAGCTAGAGTAAGCGCCCATCACATAGGCATGCCCTTAGGTTTCGGAGCTATGGGAGCCATGAGTGCAGAAGAGGGTGAACGCGGTTCTGGTTTCTTGAAGGGTCTAGCCGGAGGTTTAGCCTTTAACGCGGCTATGCCTATAGGCGGGTTTTTAGGTAAGAAACTACTAGCCCCAGGCTTCGGAGGTAAGTATACCCAAGGCATGGTTAAGGGTATGGGTTTCAGTGACGATGCCGCCTCTACCATAGCTAAATCTCAAGCCTTGAATAAGCCTCTCCATGGTTCCCTCAGTAGAAGGCTGAGTGCAGGTACAGCAGATCCTAAGCACTTAAAGAAACTAAAGGAGTCTTGGACTCAGCAGAACAAAGGACTGAATCTAACAGGAGACCTTGCTACCCAACAAACATCTATAAATAATCTACTTACAGCCTCCACTTTAACCCCTACGCAGCAAGCCGAGTTAGCGAAGCAGCTAAGTGGTTTCACTAAGGGATTGTATCAATCAGGGTACCAAACAGGCGGCAGGGGGGCTCGGGCTATGCTAAAAGGTACTAGGTTCGCTAAGGGCTTAGGTACTATGGCTGGAGGTATGGGCTTAGGTATGTACGCTTCGCATGGGGTTGAGGGTGCTATGAATAATCAACCTGCTTCTTATTTTGACGCCAGGGGAGGACATTAATGAATTTGCGCCATAGATATTATTCTCTAAGTAAAGAGGCTTCTGTAAAACCGTGGTTACTAACCGCAGGTATCGGAGGTACTTTAGGCGGGCTGTATGGTATAGGGGACAGTGATGCAAATTATTATAACGACCCTAGCCATAGTAGTGTTATGCCTAGGGTAGGCCAAGGAGCTATGACCGCCGTAGGCGGCTATGGTGGGTATAAACTAGGTAGAGGACTTAGGGCAGGTAGGGTAGGTTCAGGTCTTATAGGGTTATTATCCGCTGCTGGAGCACATGCCTTTGCTAACCCATCTATCAAAAAAGATACCTTTATGGGCTTACCTTACTAGATACTAGGAGTATAGTATGATACGTGGTAAACTAGCTGACATTTTAGTAAATGATAAGTTACCTACGGACTATAAGATAAGTGGTCCTCTGACCACTAAGAACCTAAAGAGTTCTATGCTTAGATTAGCTAAAGATAGCCCTGAGTCTTATAAGTTTGTAGCTCCTAAAATAAAGAAATTAGGTGATGAATTTTCAACCTTTGAAGGTATATCTGTAGGTCTGGATGATATAGAGCCCGAGTATAATAAACGTAACCCTATAATAAATAATGCTAAACGTTTACTAAGAACCGCTGGTAGTAACCATAAGAAAAAGATGTCTATCTTATTAGACACTCAGACTAAATTACGAGACTTAACATCTAAACATCCCGGAGATATGGGCATGATGGCTAGGTCTGGTAGTAGGGGTAATATGAACCAGCTCATGAAGATGGTTAGTAGCCCGGGTATAGTAGGTGACTGGGATGGCTCACCTGTTCCTTTCTTAATAGAAAGGGGTTACTCGGAGGGTTTATCTCCTGCCGAGGCTTGGATAGCAGGTGATGAAAGTAGATCCCAGGTTATAAAAGGTCAGTTAGGCACTGCAGAGCCTGGGGAGATGCAAAAGGTACTGGCTTCTGTTATGAGTGAACAGGTAATATCATCTGCTGACTGCGGTACTAAAAACGGTATTATGTTTGATGCGGGGGATAACGCGGTAGAAGGTAGATACACTACGGCAGGTTCTTTGATAGGGGGTAAGGAGGCCGCTAACATAGCCAGGGCCGGTAAGTCTATACGCGTAAGATCCCCTATGACCTGTGACTTGGAGAGCGGTGTCTGTCAAAAATGTATGGGAGTTAATAATAGAGGTAGGTCATATGCCATAGGGCAAAACGTAGGTATTAGGTCAGCTCAGTCTCTATCAGAGCCTCTAACCCAGATGGCCCTAAGTGCCAAGCATGGGGTCTCCCTAGTCGAAGGTGATGTGCAAACACCAAAAGGCTTAGCAGCCTTTAAGCAGTTTATAGAAGTGCCTAAAAACTTCTTCCAAAGAGCGCCTATATCTGAAATGACTGGGAAAGTTAACTCCATAACTAAGGCTCCTCAAGGGGGGTTCGATTTAGATATTGAAGGTACACAACATTATGTACCCCCGGGTAGAAAGCTGCATGTTAAAAAAGGTCAGAGGTTAGAGGCAGGTGACACCTTAGCTACAGGAATAGTTGCTCCCGATGATGTTATAAAACACAAGGGTCTTGGGGCCGGCAGGGAATACCTAATGAAATCTCTCCGTAATGTATACTCAGACAGTGGTAAGGATGTGGACCCAAGGCACTTGGAGCTTTTAGCCAAAAGTCAACTCAATTACGTCAAAGTAGATAGTGGTCTTCCAGGCTTTGTACCTGGAGACGTTGTATCAGTATCTCAGATACGAAAAGCTTTTGATGGTAAGGGTTCTGAGTTAGCCACTAAAGAGAGTGTAGGTAAAGTCTTAACTTCCACCCATGGAAATCACTTACCTGGAACTAGGATAACTAAAAGAGTAGCTGAAGACTTAAAAAAACAAGGTATTAACCGAGTTAAGGCAACAGGTAGTCCTATGCGCTTAACCCCGGTTATGGCTTCTGCCACAAGAACTCCCCTCTTAAACCCTAACTGGATGCAAAGATTGGGATACAGGTACCAAAAGGCTACTATTATAAACGCTGCTACCTTTGGTGAGAAAGCAGACCTACATTCCCACAACCCTTTACCCGCTTTGGCTGTAGGGCATGAGATGCGTAGAGATTCTAAAGGGAGGTACTAACATGTCAAAAATAGGAATAGCGGATAGATTAGCTAAACTTTTGGTAGGTACGGAAAAACTAGCCCCTGAAATTCAATCAAGTATTCGCAAGCATGTATCTGAAACTGGTAGAATAGATCCCAAAGCTTTAGGTAAGCGTCGTCTTATGGGAGATATACTGATAGGTAAAAAAGGTACAACAGATGCACTTAAGGCTCGCTACACACAGGGGGGCGTACTTGGACCCGGAGGTTTAGTTAGAGGTGAGTTAGCAATAGACCCTAAGTACAAAGAACTTATAAAAAACTTTAAGGACTCTAAGGGGTCTAAGGAAGTTTTAAATCCCTACACGGGTGAGAATATATCTAAGGCTAAGGCTTCTAGGATGTTAGCCTCTAAAGGTATAGGTCAAGGTATTAATCCTCTGTTTTTGCTAGGGTTCCCCCTATCAGATATTAAGTCTAGTTTAGACACACCTTCTCACGAGCAATACGGCGGTGCCTCTGGAGTACTTGGGGCTTTAGGTAGCGGTTTAGGGTTTGCCGCGGCGGCACCCTTAGGTTTAGTGGGGGGGATAGGCGCTAGTATGCTAGGGGAACATTTAGGTTCAGCTGTGGGCTCAGGGCTAGACCCAGTAGCTCCTCTTTTAAATTTAGTCACTACGAATTCTACTAGATTACCTAGGGCGTCTGATGTAATACTAGACGCAGCCGTACCTAGTTAATATACTTTTAACAAATAATTTGTCTATATACATATAGGGAGCTAGAGATGTCTCTACTAAAATTTGCATATGTTAGGGGTGCCCAAAACGCCCTTGTTTCTTCAGGAGCTATTCAGCCCTACCAGAATGAGTTCCAAGCAGACTTAGCTGTAAAGTTAGCTGCTCTAGCCATTGATGATGATGCCGCAGAAGAGGTATCTGATGAAGAGTTGGCTCAAGCTATGGCCGCTATGGCTTCCAATGCTGAGGAGGATCTTTCTCCTGAGGAGAAAAAGAAACTACTAGAAGCTGCTGGCGAAGGTCAGGAAGAACTAGCTGAGCTCGTTGAGAGTGCAGAGGGTGGGGCTGCGGATGAAGACGCGATGTCTGAGGAAGAAGCTAGGGAAGTAGTTGCTTACCTCAAGTCTGCTTCTCAGGCTCAGATTACAGGCGTAGCTAACTCCTCTCCTCAAAATCCTGGGAACTTCCAAACAGAAGCAGGCCCTAGATCTAATAACGCCTATGCTCACTTAAATGGCCGGCAAGGATTAGCTGATCCTAAAAAGAACGCTGTACCTGGTACAGCTAGTATGAAGCCCCTACATGAGGGAGTTAGCTTAGATGCTAAGACAGCTGCGGCTATCTTACGTAAGTTAAGCTCAGATGCCGCCTCGGGTGGCTCAGCTAATGCTTTAGGCGGAGCAGGTATGAATGGTAGTAGTAGTGATTACCAAACAGAAGAAGATCCTCGTAGAAACCCAGCGTACGCTAACGTGGCTCAGGGATTGGCTAAGGGTGACTCTAATGCTACGCCTGGAACAGCTGATATGAAGGATCTTAGGGATAACAATGCGGCTAGTGATCTAGATATTGCTTCTGGAGATAGTAATAAGAGTGCAGCTTTTAATTACCTACTAGCTAAAACAGCAGAAGAAGTAGGTCCCTTCCTACCTATGAGTCTAACTCAGACTGATAAGTTAGCGGCACTCCGCACCATGATCGGTATGTCACAGCCTGAGCGTGCTCAATACATCCAACGTATTAAGTGGGCTATGGATGAGGGTGAAGAAGAAAAAGAAGAAGGTAGCTCAGACGAGGACCTTTTGTCGGAAAAACAGAAAACGCTACCCAAACATATGCAAGACAAGATCATAGCTGAGATGAAGGAAGAAAAAGAAGAAGAGAAAAAGGCCTCTTACATCCTGGGTCAACTAGGTCTGGGGTACTAACATGCAACTAAAAACAGCCTACATCATGGGTATGACTAGAGCTTTCGCAGACAGTGGGCTGTTACCTGAAGTACCTTTTGAAAAGGTAGCTCAAGGTGCAGAGATAGCGGCTCAGGCTAACCCTCAAGAAGCTCAGATGATCGGCCAATCTATAGGTCCTCAAGATCTAGAATCTATGATGAAGATACTAGAGGTACTTAGCATACTATTTGAGCAATATCAGCAACAGGCAGGGGGTGGTGCCCCTCCTCCTCCTGGCGGTGCTCCTCCTCCTGGCGGTGCTCCTCCTCCTGGCGGTGCTCCTCCTCCTGGCGGTGCTCCTCCTCCTGGCGGTGCTCCTCCTCCTGGTCCACCTCCGGCTATGTAGTAGACTTACTAAGGATTAATACCTATCATTAACTCAGAATAAAGAGTCTTAAAGATAGGTACTAGTAATGCGTATACAGGATTTAGCCAGTATGGATGGGGCTAACCGACTTAGGTTAGCTTTAGGTTTAGATGAGGATCAGGTTAGTAAGATACAATCTTTAGTATCCTCTATGGCAGGTGCTAATCCTCACATTAAGGAAACTTACGTAGGCAAATCTGCTCCCGGGGTTTCCTTTTATGATTTTAAAAATAACCGGTTAGGTATAGGACATAAGTCATCAGATGTCTTAGCACATGAGATGGGTCACGCAGCCTCGTTAGCGAACGCTAGTGATTTTTATAAAGGCTTGCTTCGCGCTTCTAAAAGGGCTAGTAGAATAAGTAACGCACTGGCTCTGCCTGTATCTACTTTTATAGGATTAAACCCTAAGATGACTAGGGAGCAAAAAGATAAAGCTTTGGATATAGCCACAGGTATATCTGCCGCAGTAACTGCCCCTAATTTATTTGAGGAACTTAAAGCATCAGGTAGTGCTATATACCATAGTCCTACTAAGTTACGTACAGGTGCTGCTATGGTTCCTGGTATTGTAAGCCATAGTATTAGTGACTTAACCGCCCCTACTACTTACTATTTATCTAAAAAGTTACTAGGAGAAGATACTAATGATTAAGCTAGCAGCTATATCACCTAAAACAATGAACGAGCAAGAACAGCAAGGTGTGGGTTCCCCTGAGGAAGCTCAGCTAAAGCAGTTATTTACAGACTTAGCCTACGGTATGTTGGAAGGTAAAGCCCCTACTATTGTACCTAGCGTCACGGATTTCAGGGTCTTAGAAGTAGATATCGAGGGTAATAAGGCGATAGGTGCTTTCTCACTCCAAGTGGGGACTAAAAAAGCAATGATCCCTATCGTTATGTCGGACGGTAAAGTTAAACCTCCGGAGTTGATATATTCAGAGCAGAGCAAAACCTACGTACCCTTATCAGATAAATGGGTTCAGGAGATGTCTAATCCTGAAAGTAATTACTTAGGTAAGTCTGCCAAGGCACCTAAGACTCTTAGCTCAGATATGGACGTTAGGGCATTAACTTTGCCCCCCAGCACAGGTAGGTTTGTATACGCCAGTTATGATAGAACTAAGTTACTTAGGACTATAGATAGTTGTGACGATAATACTAAAGTAGCTTTTTCTAATATGCTAAGGGGTAATGAACTTTTATTAAAGACAGCTATGAAATATCATGGTTCTGATTTAGTTCTAGCCTTGAAACCTTCTTTTAAAAAAGAAGCTTCTAGGGATCCGCAGGTTTTTATATTAGATACTACTTCTAACTTAGAAGACTTTGAGAGTGCTTTCGGCGCTTCGAAGTTAGCAGCTTACAAAGTAGCTAGGGATTCGGGAGTGGTAACTAGGGATCTAAGAACCTGGGCTAAAGTAGCAGTTAGTAAAGAGTCCCCGCTTAACTTAGATCCTAACTCCACCTCTGGTCTTACAAATCCTAGATCTCCCGGTTTATATACAGTAGTTACCTCTGGGGGTAAAAAGGATAAGGTAGTTATTATACCTAATCCGTTTACTCAATATACCTTAGAATCTGGTAGAGTTAAAGATGAGGTTAAGTCCTACCTGGTTATTAGACCTACTGGGAGGTACGCACTAGTACACGGGGATCTTTTAGCTATACCGGATAGCACACCTTTACCACCTACCTCTCGGGTAGCTAAAGCTATTTCTGGATATAAGGGCGAGGTTAAGAACGGTATGAACCTATTTATAGGTGTAAAGGGAGACGGTGTTACTAACGCTGTCATATTAGAAGATTCTATTAAAAGAGTAGCTAAGAACTCTGACGGGTTTACTGCCATGTCGGGAGGCACACCTGTAGTAATAACTACCTCTAAGGGGGTTTCCATACCTAAGAGGGTGGGTGGTATATTATACATACCCGGTCACTACGTAGGACTAAAAGTGTCTAAGGTGGCTAAATTAAACGACCTTCTCAAAGACACAGATCAGTTAAGTAAAGTTGTATCTACTAAGCTAGATGATATATCCGATGATACATTAAAGGTAGCCCATAATAGAGCTGGTAATTATTGGGTGTGTGACGGACTTAGGTTTGAGACTAAGAAAGACCTTCTTACCAAAGTAGCCAGCTTAGGAATTAATGTAGATGTTATTCGTAAAGATATACCTTCTATAATAGAAGCAGGAACTAAGCGGTATTCACTGGTTTCCCCAAGAAATTTAACTAAGCTATCAAGTATCTTTGGACCTGAGCCGCAGATGGGACCTCCACCTCCTGGCGGTATGCCACCTCCTGGCGGTATGCCACCTCCTGGCGGTATGCCACCTCCTGGCGGTATGCCACCTCCTGGCGGTA